CTCAGGCTTGTGCTGCTGCTGTGCGTTCACTTGGGCTTCAATGCTTTCGTACAAAGGAAGCCCAACCTTCATATTCATAACGTCTCCAGCCTTCATCCCGATCACGAGAAGCTGAGTGAGCTGTTGCAACTGTTGCAGTGTGAGTTCGATCTTAATCATGCGGCAGGAGCTTCGACAACGGTGGCCGGCTCCGCAACCAAAACCGGCTCAACCTGCGGCAGCATCGGAGGCACGATCATCACAGGAGGAAGCCACGGCAGCGGCGGAGCGATGACCGGCGGGTTGATCTGGTTCTTGATCTGCGCGGTGACGTTCGCTTCGATGGCCGCTTGATCGACGCCATTGGCGAAGCACCAGCCGAGAACCTGATCCTGCGTCAGATCCTCGTAAGGCGTGAACGATTCGCTGGGCGGAGCGAACGACGCGCTGCCGTAGCAGGTGCCGCTGTACTGATCCTGCGAGCCGTTGCATCGCCAATCGGCGGTGATGACGACATTCTTTTCAGAGCCTTCGGTCGGTTTGACGAGAAGGCGTTCGATGATCCAAGAGATGGTAATCATGGTGGTATGGATTAGGCGTTAGCGATTGTGGTGACGGTGCCGGAAGAACCACGGTATTTCAGCGCACCGGCTTCGACGTAGAGCTGACCCATGCCAGCAGGGGAGGTGCTTGGAGCAGTAGCGTTGGCAAGACCGAGGACTTTAGCGGCAGAAGTTCCGAATGTGCTAACCCCCACGCCGACGTTTTGTGAAGCATCAATCGTAAGCGCTTCCGTCAGATTCGTTCGGAAAACAATCGGAGTCGAATTGGGTGTACCGATGACAAACTTGGTGCCATCGGTAAACAACTGACCCTGATAGGTGCCATTGATCGCAAATGTCTGCTGTGCAGTTCCAGCCGCAGGACAATCAATTCGGAATTGTCCAATTCCTGAAACATTTGATCCATAAACATACAGCTTCGATGCAGGACTTCCCCCCACGCCCAGCCCCGTAGAATTGAGGGTCATGGCGGTGGTGCCGCTTAGTTGATGGACAATAGTCGATGCATCAATAGTCAACTGCGTGTAAGTCAATCCGCTCCGATTGTACGAAATAATCAACGGAGCAGACGAAGCTCCGGTCGAATGAATCTCAAGACCAGCAGCACCGGCATTGGTAACCTGAAATGGAGCGGACCCGCTAGTGTGTCCAACGATTACCCGATTGTTCGTCGAATCCACCTTCAGCGTCGAGGTATCCACCGTCAGATCGCCGGTGATGGTGGCGGAGGCGAGGGTGGCGGTGCCGCCGGCCCCGAGGATCTGGTTGCTGGTGATTTTCTTGGTGGTGCCCGATGCAGCCATCGTCGTGTCACTGACATCGACAATGGGAAGGACATCCACCGCGGGATCGACGGTCGTGATCGCCGTCAGTGCTGTGATCTTTGTATCTGCCATAAACTGTTAGTTAGCTTGAATGATGAGTTTGCCACTGTCCTCTTGCAGCAGGAACGACGCGTCCTCCAACAAGACGGAATCGAAAGTCCCAAACGTGATGACGATCTTGTCACCATCCTCCAGCAGTACGAAGAAGTCGTCCTCCTGAAGCAGATCCCGGCGCAGGATAGGCAGATCGCCAGGGGTAACATTACCCCCGCCGTTCGATACCAGTCGTGTGCCGAGAGCGAGTGTCACGATTGAATCACGCCATTGAATGCGATCACCTGACCGCTGGAAATCTGGAAGCTCGTGATCGGTCCCGGTAGGGTAATACCAGCAGGGATGGTCGCCGTGGACCAGGATCCGCTGATGTTGCCACCGGTGATCGAGCTAAAGGTGGTAGGGGCGATGGTGGTGATGGCCACAAACGGGCCAGTGGTCAGCGTGGTGGCTGTCACCAGTTGAAAGCCGCCCTGTCCCATCGAATACTCGATGGCCTGATTTGCTACGTCGCTCATATATCCCAGATCTTCCGGATTTGATTCTTGGTGAAAGTGCTCTCGAAGCGGGATCCTTGGCGGTCTTCCAACCGGCTGAATCCCTTCTTCACTTGGTCCTTGAGTTCGGTCTCGCGAGCAAAGCCGGTGACCCCGAAGCGGGCCACCGGTTGTCGCATCCACCGCTTCCCATCAAGGACAACAGAGTCGGTACCCATCGGAGCGATATGCTCGATGGACTTGCCATTGTTCTCGAAGGTGTAGATCGGCATCTTAGGACTCCATTTCGCTGTCGTACTCCTCAACCATCTCCCGCATACCCTTCTCGTCCATCGGCTCCTTGGAGGCCATGGCCTTCTCGCTCTTGTTCTCGTACTCAGCGGGCATGCCGTTGACGCTGCGGATCTCGATATAGGCTTCGCCGTTTTCGAGCTTCTTGAGGACACCGCGAACATCGTCCAAAACCACTTCATCACCGACCTCGGGCATGGCCTGTTGGCCATCCTCCATGTCAGTGGAAAGGGCTTCGAGCGGAATAGAAATCATGGGTGCATTGTTGTCAGCCTCATCGCATCCGCAAGCGGAATGAGAAGAGGGGGCACCACCTTTACGATGATGCCCCCTCGGGCTAACGGCAATCACCATGATGGTGGCCGTCTTGGGTCGCATATTACAGCGTGGTCGAGGTCTTGGTCCGATGCACCAAGTACCACACCGGGTTACCGGTGGAACCGGTGTTACCAGCGGCCAGACGCAGAGCGGCGAAGTACAGCTTCACACCAACGGTGACGAGCTGGTTCAACGGATCCGACTTGTCGGGGGTGTCGGTGATCACGATGCGCGGGGACAACGGATCATCACCGGTCAGAGCAGGGATACCGAACGACTCGTTACCGAAGAAGAACGAGGCGATGATGTCCTTGCTGACGGCCAGACCGCCACCGGCGGAGGTCGCCTGATAAACGAACTCATCGGCAGCGGTACCGGAGCCGGTGCTGACGAACGAGTTGGTCTGGGTGACCACGCGGCAACCGTAGATGGAACCAACCTCGCCCTTGTAGAACGGCTGGCCCTTGTTGCCGTAGTTGGAGGCGTTCAACCAGTCAGCATCGCGCATCAGGTCGCGGGTCACACGGGGGTCGGTGGCCAGGACGTAGCCGCCGTTGATCAGCGGGGCGCGGTTGCGCTTCAGGCGGGTCATGGAATCGAGGACAGCCGAAGCGGTCATCGTGGTGTTGGCCGCGGTGGTGTCGCTGTTCAGCGCAGAGAAGCTCTGCGTGGTCAGGGTGGCGGGGTTACCGTACACCTTCACGCCTCCGGAGCTGGCCACAGTGTTCACGGCGTCCGAGTTGTCGAACGTACCACCACCCTCGGCGGCGGAACCGATGGAGGAACCGCTGGCGGTGAGGTTGGAGCCGATCAGGGTGTTGCGGATCACCGAGTCAACCCAGAGGGCCATATCCAGACCGGAGGTCTTGGTGGCCTGCTGGAGCGAGTTGAACAGGTCGGTGGCGCGAAGGATGTCGGTGAGGCCGATGACCTGGCCGTACTGTGCCAGCGACTTGCTCAGGCTGTTGAGGGCCAGAGCGCGGTAGTTGGCGGAGCTGATCGGGGTACCCTCAGAGCTGATGGTCTGAACACTGCCAACGCTCGGAGGTCCGAAACGGAACATCGAGATGGCCTTGTTACCATTGTTCTTGGGGATCGGAGCCTTCATGGAGAACTGATCGAGGATCGTCTCCTGTTGAACGATGGAGAGCAGCTCCTTGCTGAAGTAGTTCTGGAACTGGCTCGTGAGCGTGGTTGAAGTAGTAACTGGCATATTTTAGTTGTGGTTGTTCTATCAGTTTTCGTCCCGGTCGAACGCCCTCGACGCTTTCAACAGCGCCTCCCTCTGCTCCTTGAGAGACAGCTTCGAGAAATCTTTCTCCTCAGCCTTAAGTTGTCCTGCCGGTACGCTTTTACCAATAGCGGTCTTCTGCTGGAGCTTATTGAGTTGTTCCTTCAGAGCCTTGTTCTCGGCCTCGATCGACTGAGCTTTTCCCGCAGTGTCCTGGAGCTTCATCAATTCCACCGCATGGACAAGTCCATCGGGCATTGATGTCAGCATCGGCACCTTCTGGAGCAGTTCGACAGTACGTTTGTACTCGGGGCTGTTCTGATCCTTCAACCAAGTCTCCTTCTCGGACAACCGGGAAAACGAATCAGACCATGCCTTTGCGAACTTCTCCTGCTGTACCTTCTGCTGTCGCTCCGTAGCAGCTTTTCGGACTCCATCAGCCTTGGCTCGCGCTGCCTTGGCCAACTGAGAATCGCCATCAGCATCGAACTCCTTGGCCGCAGCCTCGTAGTCCTCCGCCGTGTAGCCCTTCTCATCTCGGAAGGAACTGGTCTCAGCAGCCTTGGATTGCTCCCGCTGCTTGCCCCACTCCTCCCTTTCCCGCCTCACCGCTTCGCGCTCAGCCTTGAGGGCCTCCTTCTCAGCGTTGATTTGCTCCCAGGTCTTCGCCTTTCGGTTCTGTTCCTGAGCGAACTTGCTGCTCTTGTCCTTCTCCGTCTTCGGCTCCGCCTTCTTCTCGGCCTTTGCTTCTGGCTCCGATTTCGTGCCTACTTCCTGCTCGCCACCATCGACCTCTTTACCGGCACTCCCCGCATCGGAGGAATCTTGCTCAGCAGGAGCCGTCTCATTGTTATTGGGAGACTGCTCCTTGGGCTGGCTGTCGATATCGACACCGGCATCGTAGTCATTGGCCAAAGCGAGCATCGCATCGGCACTCAGTGTATCATCTGGCATATTGTGCTTTTACTCGTTTGCTGGTCCGC